CAATCTCTGAAGAATAAGCGCCTCTCACGTCATAATGGTTTTTAGCTTCTTCAATATTTGATAAGAATACTGAAGATATTAAAAGATCATTGATTGTAATGACCTTCTCGTTGTGGTTTACATCTGAACCAGTGATCTCAGTTCCTGGTGTATGGTATGCCGCTGAAATTCGGCCCATCACTGGGAATTGTGCTGACTTACCTGATGCGATTGCTCTCACCATGTCAGCTCCCTCTGTTGCTGATGCTCTTTCGAACGAAGTTAATACTTCGCCAGCGAACACTTTAAGAAACAGAGCGTCTTCTGAACCACCGGCATTGACTTTACCCACACTTACTGGGCTTGCGTTTGCCATAGTTTTCTCCTTTGACGTTATTGTTAATTAAAGCCATCACATGCATAAGTTCACAGCCAGATTGTCTTCCGCAGAAGGTCTTTAGTTATTTTAATTATGTTAAGGCAGTTGCTTCCTAAATAGGAAACACAACTATGATTTTTTATGACGATTAGCAAAGGCACGTGCAGATGATGCATTTCTAAATCCCCACTTACGCAAAGCTAACGCTTTACGAGTAGGACGGCCTTTGCTGTCTTTCATTGGTCCTTTCATTCCACCAAATCGTGCTGCAAAAGAAACTCTTCTAGGATTAGTTCCTTTTCTAACTGGTGCTTTTAAACCAAATTTTTTTCGTCCTTTAGCATTAAGCCCACCTGATGGGCTTTGATACTTTTTTGCTACCATCTACTTTTTCTTTTTCTTCTTTTTAGGAAAACCTGCTTTCATATTTGCATAAGCAGATTTTGAAATTGTAGATTTAGATTTAGGTCTTGATATACCAAGTCTTTTTCGTCTATTTATATTGGCATACAATCCACGTTTTTTAGCCGGCATTATCTTTTAGCCTTTTTTATTTTCTTTTGCAATGACATTGGCAAAGTTTTTTGCTTTTTAGTCAACGCTTTTTTAGGTCTACCTTTTTTAGAACCGTATGTTCCTTTTCCCATTGGCATAAGCTTCTCCTTTATAAGTTACTGTTTGATATTTTTTGTTGTACTTCAGCTTGATAAGCTGGGTCTTTTCCGTATCGTGGATCTTTCATCGCTTCTGTGACTTGAGCCCACGACTCATATGTAGCGACAGTATTAGATTGTCTACCACTTATAAGTTCTGGTTCACCTTGATCAGTTTTCATTTGTGCATTTAAACCTGCTACTGCAACTTTAATTGCATCAACATCTCTGCCATTTACAATTCTGTTGTAAGCATCAATTTGATCTGGTGACATATTTTCTTTTGCCCATGACATCATGCTAGTATAGTTCTCTTGGCCACCAACAATTCCTTTTATTTCTGTTTCTAATTGTTGTGCGACAGCATTTTGTCCTTGAATATAACCATCTACAATATCTTTTGAGATACCAACTTGAGCTAATTTATTTAAAGAGTCATTAGACAACTCGCCATTGTCATCATATTCTTTTTGTAAACTAGCCATATCTAAACCAGCAGACTCGACAACTTCTTCAGCTTTAGTATCTTGTTTTATTTCAAGACCTTCTTCTTTTTTAGTTTCTTGTGCTTGTTTAGTATTTTTTGCTTCTAATTCTTGATAAGCTTTTATTAAATCTTCTTGACTATTAAATTTACCAAGTATTTTTTCAGGTTGCTGTTGTTCAGATTTATCTGTTGTTTCAACATTTTCCTGTTTAGTTTCCTCAACTTTTGTTTCTTCAACAGGCTTTTCTGAGGTTGTTTCTTCCTGTTGTACTTCTACTTTATCTACCATTAGTTATTCTCCGTATAATTATTTAATTGTTTTTCAACACCTTGCATATCAATATCGCCACTTCTTATACCATCAACCATACCTTGTGCTACTGGTCCAGCTGCAGCGTCTACCATTTTATTGCCCATTTCAGCTTGTTGTTGTTGTTGCATTTCTGCAGCAATTTGTTCTTCGTCTTTTAACAAGCCTTCTGTGTCGATACCATGACTGGTTGCTATTCTAGTAATTAGATCACTTACATTTATTAATTTAGTAGCTTCTGGATTTATTTGTGCTAGACCTGCAATGTCTGACACAAACTCTCTAAGTTTTACTAAATCATTACCACGACCTAATGCCTCTACGCCAGTGATGATAGTAGGTGAAACGGAACCTTTTGGTAATTTAGGTATTTCACCTTTTATTCCTAATTGTTTCATTAATAAGTTTACTAATGGAACCTGGAATTCTTGTGATAACAATGAATAAATACCGCCTAATGCAGCTTCTAATTCATTTGCTAATTTTCTTATTTCTTCTGCTGTTACACGCTCTGCGTCTCTAGTTACTGCTGATTGAAGTAAAAATACATAACCTAATCTTTCAGTCAAACTTTTAATAGAACGTTCTACAACTTGTAAATCATAATATTTTTCTGCTTGTAATACATCAACATCTTCTTTTGATCCTGTAATAATATCACCATTTTGTGACTCTACTAAATCTCTTTTCTTTGTTGTTGCATTTGGTCTTACCATAAATACAACTTTTGACATTGCTGCTGATGCTTGTAATAAAGCTTTTGATAAACCTTCTAATGATTTTAAGTCTCCTAAAAACTCTTCTACATAAGATCTGCCATAATCTTCATTTTCAATTCTAATCATTCTTAATGGCATAAATGGTAAGTCTTCTGATTTAAAAGAACCAATACTTTTTGGTATTGTTACCATATTGCATTGTTGTTCTGTATGATATTTGCCATCTTTTTGTAGTTGTATATTTGTATATAAATCTACATCTTCACTATTGTCTGTAATTTGACAAAGCATTCTTGTTTCTTCATCAAACGTTAATGGCGACACTGACTCTTTAATAACTATTTGTAATAAATTTCCATATGCATCTCTATTAACTACATATTGTTCTATATTATACAATTTCATTTTAGAGTCTTTTGACATATGCAACAAAACATTACCTGTAATAAGAAGATGTTTTAATGCTTCGAATACTGGTACTCGTATTGCATTTTCTTCTATAAATTTCATCACTCGTCTTTCAAGTTTTGCTAAAGACTTTTCGATATCTGTTTTTAATTCAGGTTGTGTTTCTAATTCTTGTTGTGTTTTGCCAGATACACTTAATCTAAAAAATGGTTGATTAGGTGGAAGTAACAATAATAATAATTTGCTTGCTAAGTTATTAACGCCGCGTGCACCTACACTTTGAAATGGTGTATATAATTGCGATGATGAGCTAAAGCCATCATAAGGCAATACTGCAGGCAAAGTTAACTCTGCACATTCCTCGGCTCTGTCACAAAAGTTATCTCTTTTGACAGCGAGTTTATCGTACATTTTGCGTATACTTTGTTCAGTCATGATTAATTATTATTTTGGAACGTTTAATGATGAAGTACCAGGTAGAGTAACGTCTGTTCTTAAAGACTTTTTACCTACTCTTTTCTTCTTCTTTTTTAGTTGCTCTTCCTGACCTTCCGTCTCAATTGCCAAATCTAATTCTGGCACAGCTGAGTCAGTCACCGGAGTTGTAGTAACAACCGGAGCTGGAGGTGGAGGTGGTGGAGGAGCACTCCTTCTGGGTGCGCACATATTATTTCACTTCCTTAAGTTTAGTTTTTAAAAATTCGACAACATCTCGCTGACCTGCTTTAAAAAATATTTCCCTTTCAGAGTCGTTAATATTAGGACTTTTTAAAGGGTATATTTTTTTGTCTAAATCTTCGATTAATTCTTCGATTTTAACTGGTAAAACATAATCATTTGTTGCCATATCTTATCTAAACATGTCACTGTTTGTGATCTTTTTGTTTATCCTCTGCGTCTTTTATTAAATAATCTATATAATTCTTTGCTTTTTTAAGATCTTCTATACCATTTTTTAGTTTCCAGCGAGTCACATACTTAATGATATTGCCTTCATTATATCCTAAATTATTAGATGTGATATAATCTCGCGGCTGTATTTTAAAAACATTATAGTGTTTTGGATCTATTTTATCGGCCATTTGGTCTCCATAATTTGACTTTTTTAGATTTAAAATCATAGTCTTTATGTTGCAAAATATAACTAAGTCTAGCTTGCAATAAAGCATCATCTTCAGTTAATTTAGCTTTTATAAAAGTTTCTGTAATAGCTTTCCAATAGTCTTTTGGTTTGTGACCTTGCAATATTCTATTTGCACTTACAGGCCCAATACCTGGACAACCAGGAAAATTATCTGTACTATCGCCAATAAGTGTTTGCATTGCATGGTTGTATTGTGCTTTAGCTTTTGTTATTTTTAATAAAGACGAACCATCTTCACATATATTTGTAGGTATAGTTTTTAAATCTTTATCGATAGACACAACAATTTTTGTACCTTTTATTTTTGGATCTGTTGCATATATACCCATTAGATCATCTGCTTCTAATCTAGGTTCACTCATTGCTTCATGTTCTTCGAATAACCATTTACGCATCTGTCCTAAACATACAGGTTTACGTTTATTTATTCTATTTAATTTATAATCAGGATATATTTGTTTCCTAAAATTATTACTATCTGATAAAAATATTAATACTTTTTTTGCATTAAAATTTTCTGTAAGTGTTTTAATATAACTTTTATATTTATCTTTTGCTGTATTAAAATCACTATGCAATGTCCACATATCATCACCCCAATTTATTGCTTCTTCTATACCCGATGAGATTTGATAACATAGAATATCGCCATCTATTAACAATGTATTTGACATTATTTGTTCTCCATTTGTTTTACTAAAAATCTTGCTAACCGCATTAGCTCGTATGGGTGTGCATTATTTTTTAGTGTGTTTGCTTTCATACTTATCCATTGCACATTGCCAGGCACATATCCTATATTTGGATCTATTCTGTCAATTGATGCAGATCTATTCCTATCACCTAAAGCAAAACCCATTTGTGTATTAAACACAGGGCATATGCTATCTGTAGGATAAATTTTTTCTAAATACTCTTTTGTGATCGTACACTCTACATTTCTTCGCCTTGCTCTTTTTCGGCATGCACGTAATACTTCTCTGATATTAAGAGAAAACCAAGCTTGTTTAGTACACCATTTTTCTCGTATACCACTTTTGCGATGCACATAACCTATAAATATAAGATCATTTATACAATCACCTTTTTTATATGTTTTATTTGTTTTTAAAACACTAATGTATTTCTGCCCAGTTTCTACCAATTCTTGACTCACCTGTTAATGGCACTCTTAAATTAATACGTTTTTGAATGCGCTCGATTGCTTTTACTGCTTCTATTTTTGCATGCTCTGCTTTATCTTCTGTTACTTCTAAAATAATTTCATCGTGTATCCACCCAACTAATTTTATATCATCACACAAAAACGAGCCGCATTCATCAATCCAGTATTTAGAACATATTGCGCCGCCACCTTGTAATAAAGAATTTAGTGATGTGTGCTCTGCTCGTATATGAATTTTACGACCATCTAAACCTTTTATAAAACCATTTGTTTTACCAACTTCTTGTACTCTTTGTATTAATTTTTTTAAAGCAGGTATTTTATTTAAAAATTTTTCTTTTAATTCAAAACCTTCTTGTGTTGGTCTGTTCATTACTTCTGCTAATCTTTTACCACCACCTCCATATAAAAATGTATACATAAATCTTTTAGCAAGCCATCTCTCTTCTTGTTTTAAATCTAATGCTTTTAAAGTCCTTGTGTGTATATCGCCATTAATGACATCATTTGCGTACTCACCATCATCATATGGGTACATATAATGACCAAGCATTCTTAATTCTAATTGCGACATATCTGCACCTACTAATACTTTGCCTTTAGGTGCACAAAATAATTCTCTACATTCTTTGCCAAACTCAATAATAACTGCAGGTACTTGTGCTAAGTTTGGTGATGCATGTGTGCATCTGCCAGTAACAGCACCATTAGTATTTATTGAGCCATAAATTCTATTATTTTTTTCTAATTTTAACCAAGCATTTTTGCCTTCTGCAACTTGACCAATTCTTTTTTGTATCATAAAATATCTAGATAATATTTTTGCTTCTGGCCATTCTAATTCAGCAAGTACTTCGTCGTCTACTCTTGCTTTACCATCTGGTGTAAATTTATTTGGTTTCCAGTTACGATGTATTTTTAATCTATATGCAATGTGTTCTCTAGAATTAGGATTAAATTCTACTGTTTTTCTTTTTATAAATGGCACACCAGCTTTATATCCCATTTTTTTGTTGTCTCGTTTAGGTATAAATTCTGATGTTTCTTCCCATGATGGAAAGTATTTTTTTATATCTTGTTCTAACTTTTCACGTTCTGCTGATAAATTACTATAAAATTTTTGGGCAGTTATTGTATCAAAACCAATACCATTTGACATCATTTTTACACATTTGTTTTGTACTTTGTGTTCTAGATCTAAAGACTCATCACTATAATTAGTTGACAATATTTTATTATATAATTTATGCGATACTTCAACATCTTGTTTACAATACTCTAACATCTCTGGTGTAAACTCAGTCCAGTCTCCTGGTTTTTCTCCTTTGTAACAACCAAGTCTATGTCCCCAAGACTCTAATGTGTGTCTACCTATTAATTTACCAGGAAAACCTTTGTGCATATTTTTAAAATCTATTTCTTTTATATGCGCCCATATTAGTCGTGTAGCAACAAGTGTATCAAATAGTTCTGCATTTGTTTCTACATTTAAAACTTTTTTAATTACTGGCATATCGAAAGCAACAATATTGTGGCCGATAATTAATTTAGCATCTTTTATTTTTTCAATTGCTTTATCTAAATCAGTTATAAATTCATTTGTGTTTATATCTTTTAAAACAATGCAATGAATTTTAGTTACTTTGTCTAACAAATTATCACATTCTAAATCTAATATATAATGCATGTTAATGTATTCTGTGAAATTTTACAGAAATCCTCTCTATGTTTGGGTTAAAAAAATATAGTGCAGATAATATCTCGACACACGCGTCTCGATCATCTTCAGTGTGCACGTCGATCCTTGCTACACCTCCACTATTTACTGTTTGTAATGCGTCGACAATAAGTTCCATAATATACCTATTATAATAATCCATGTTCAGCAAGCCTACCAGTAGTTGGGTCGTAATTTAATTTACATGCCACACCAGTTTCTCCACTGAAACGATTTTTTAAAATTCTAACAGTCGTTGTTGTAGAATTTTTTTCTGATTGTTGGTTCCGTTCTAAACCAATTACCATATCTGAAAGTTGACCAATACCAGCACTTCCTCTTAATTGTGACAATGTTGTATGACCACCTTCTTCGTGTCCTTTTTCTGTCAATGCTCTTCTTAAATGAGATACTAATATTAAACCAATATTTGTTTCTTCTACTAATGATCTTAAACCTGTCATTACATTGTCAATCGAACGTCTTTCGTCACCACTCTCTAAACCAGAAACAACAATTGAAATATGATCTAATACAATATATTCACATTTTAAACCTTTAGCTAAATATCTAATCTTTGATAATAAATTACCAAATTCTAATGAACCAAAATGATTATAAAATAAAACATTATTACTACTAAATAATTTATCAAAACTTTTTTTAATTTTATTTTTATCTATTTCTTCTGTTGACAAATGCAAAGGCGTATTAATATCTATACTTACTAATCCTTCTGCTGATTTTCTTAAATTTTCTTCTAATGCTATGTAACCAATTTTTTTATTTTGTAATATAAGATGATATGCAAGCTCTCTACAAAATTGACTTTTACCAATACCTGTACCTGCAGTAATAGTTAACAATTCACCTTTTCTTAATCCATGTGTTTTCTTATTGATTGACGCAAACGGATATGGTATCGAGTCTATTTTAGGTTGATTAACAACTGCATCAAATAATTCATATGCGTCAACAATACCATCTGGTCTATATACTTTTGCGTCCCATAAACAATTAAGTAATTCTTTTGTTTTAC